TATTTTAACTAGAATAGTTAGCATGGCAGCATTTGTATTAAGGAAGTCATAATGTTTAAAAAGATATGGGCGTGGCTCATTGAAATAATTAAAGAAACTTTGAATCTTAGTTGGACTTTAGTAGGTTTAGTTATTGCTACGCTTACTCTTACTGGTTCAGCACAACAGGTTACAGGTCTTGCGACTTTAATTACATTAGGTGTATGGTTATTAACTATAGGATTTAGAAAAGGTAAGAGTGAAGTTGGCAAAAAATCAGCAAGTAGATAGTAAGTGTGTATCATATAAAGCTGAGAATGGTTATACAAATGTGACCATTTGTCATTGTAGATACCCAAAAAGATAGGAGCTAATATGAAACTACAAGTTATAAGACACCAATTCGGTAAAGATGCAACCAATGGTTTGTTGTTTATTGATGGTGTTTTTGAATGCTATACACTAGAAGATGAGTATAGAGATGTTAAAGTAAAACACGAAACCTGCATACCTGAAGGTACATACGAAATAAAATTAAGGAATGAAGGTGGATTTTCAAATAGATATTTAGGTAAATACGGAGAAGAATTTCATAAAGGTATGCTTCATGTACAAAATGTCCCTGGATTTGAGTGGATTTTGGTGCATCAGGGGAATACCGACGAGCACACCTCAGGTTGCCTGATAATTGGTGATACTCAACAGGATTTAGATGTCAATTTTAATGGATTTGTTGGTAGTTCTAAGGTTGCATATAAGAAAATGTACCCTAAAGTACGAGATGCTTTATTAAATGGTGAGAAAGTTACCATAGAATATAGTAAAATAAACTTAAGCAAAAAACAAAAAGCTAAATTGAAGTGGAGGATATTAAGTTAATGTTAAAAAAAGTAAGAGCAAGAACATCTAAAGGTACATTCAAGAAGGATGCGGCGTGGACCCCTTGGAACGAAGCATGGAGTTATAAGATGAGTGAAGACTTGAAAGATATGATTGAGCGAACAGCTTGGACATTCGTTGAAGCCTTTATCGGAGCTTTAACTGTCGCTCCATTAGTTGGTATAGACGCTGGAGCACTCCAGTTGGCTGCATTAGCTGGTGGTGGTGCTGCATTAGCAGTAGTTAAGACATACGCTAAAAAACAAATTTCTAAATAACATATTTGTCACAGAAGTCCTGTAAACTGTTATTGAACAGGAAAAGGAGGGCTTCATGTCACATAAAAAGAAACCAATACCTAACGAAATTGGTAACAACTTTTATAAATCAGGTTGGAAACCAGGTATAGAAGTTAATGATTTAACAGGTATCGGTGAGATTACTCACGTTGGAACAGACCCAGATTTTAAGAGTAAGTATGACGAAATCTTACAAGAATGGGGATTTGACCCTAAAAAATACGAAATAGAAGGTGCTGTAAAGGTATCATCATGGAATACACAGCTAAAAGGAGGACATGTTGAGACTTTTCATGCTTTTAAAGGCATTGTTAGGAAGAAAAAGCCTGGACATGACAAGTATTTTAAAGAATTATTAAAAAAAGCATCTAAAAAACCACCTTTACAAACAAAAATGTATGGTGGAGACACAGCTTTCATGTTTTTTATGTCAGATTGGCAGATTGGAAAGCGTGATTATGGTGTTGAAGCCATGTTAAATCGTTATGAAATAGCTTTACAAGATGCAGTTGCACGTATTAAACAACTAAGAAGAATTGGTGTTGAAATAGATGAGGTGCATTTAGTGGGAATGGGAGACCTCACAGAGAATTGCAGTATGAATTACTTTGATAGCCAACCATTTAATGTTGAACTTTCTTTAATGGAACAGTATGCACTAGCTAGAAATATGATATTTAATACTGTTGAAACTTTCTTACCTTTAGTAGATAAAGTTATTTTGACAGGAGTTCCAGGAAATCATGGTGAAATGACAAGAAGTGGTAAAGGGCAGGTTCTTACATCTCGCTTAGATAACTCAGATACAATGCACCTGGAGATAATGAAAGAAATATTTAATGCTAATAAAGAAAGGTTTAAAAAAGTTAAAGTTGAAATACCTGAAGGCTTTCACATTTCTACTACCGTTAAAGGCATTAGCTGTTCTTATACTCATGGTCACATGTCAGGTGGACCAGGCGGTAATCCTGAAAACAAGATAGAAAATTGGTGGAAGGGACAAATGTATGGCTTCCTTCCTGCAGGAGATAGTAAAATTTTAGTGACTGCTCATTACCACCACTTCAGAGCAAAGCAACAAGGAGATAGGACTTGGTTTCAATGTGGAAGTTTAGATAAGAGTATAGATTTTACAGAGAGAACAGGTCTTTGGTCCCATCCAGGAGTGTTGACCTTTACTATTAATGCTAAAGGTTGGGATAACTTAAAGATATTGTGATTTAGATATTACCTGTTACGTGAATACATTTATGAGGTTCGTCTTCCAATAATTCTTGACAATCCTCACAATAATAACTTTGTCCAGGAACTGGGTGGCTCAATACATATCCTGACGTGCTTGATATTCTAATTGTTCCATATATAAGTCATGGTCGCATTTTGTTCTTGGGTCATAAGGACTCATACCATGTCGTCTTTCAAATACTTTATCATAGACTTTCCTAGTTAACCTATGGGCAGTTTTTTTAACTTTTGTTTCTCTTGGATAGTCAAGTTTTTCTAATATATCTCCTAATCTATTCAAGATAAATTTATAAATACTATCCATCATTCTTCCTCTTCATTTTTCATAAGTCCTTTTAGTCTTTCAACTTCCTCTTTAGGCAGACCTTTAAACATTTCTTCTAGTTCTTTTTGTGTTGGCTTTCCATCTCTTTTTTGCATCTCAACAGCCATTAAATTAACATTGTAATCTTTTATAAATTTATCTATTAATGCCTGAAGTTTAGAAACATTGGGTTGCTGTCCTGTTATTAAACTTCCACAAGACTCCGATACTTCCATTGCCCACTCTTTCATAACTTGTGGATGTTGGAATAAGTTAGGTTTATTTTTTATTTTCTTTTTCTTAGCCATTTAAAAAGCTCCTTTCTTCATAAGCTCCTTTTGTTCAGCAGTTCTAATAACTGCGTAACAAGTTTTTATTTTGTAGATAGTCCAATTTTCCTCTGTAACTTCTTTATATTGTTTTATACAAAAGTCATTACCGTCCATATCTGTTGCCCATTCTTTAGGTTTATCATTTTTTAAACTACAGAAATGCTTTCTTCTTGGTTTACTTTTTTCAGTAAAATCATGGTCAGGATAGCGTTTCTGTAGTTTGTTAATAAGTTTATCTAATCCGTGTGATATAAGTTCTAAATCATTTGCCATTAGCTAACCTTATCATTCCAATTAGTAATAATTTCACTAGCTTGTGTCCCTGTTAGGTTTCCATCTCCATAGATTGCTTTAAGTTCTTTAACACTATCTGCGTCAAGTTTATCTTGTGCTTTTCTCATAATGTCATTAACCCATTTCATTTGACCTTCACTAGCAGGATTTTCTCCTCCATAATTACTCATTTCTCCACCTCCTTCTTCAATCTCTTCTGTTTCAAATACTTCATTTACATTATTAATATTACCTGTTGTTCCTTGATACATCTGCTCAAATTCATCAAGAAATTGAGTCATCATATCAGCAGACCATTTCTCTACATCTTCCATGAAGTCATCTTCAGCAACAAGTCTTGAGTAAACAGTTGCTTGTATTTCCTTGCGTTGCTTTTCATCACTACAAATTTCTTGCATAACATGATTCATTTGCTCTGCATTTTTCTTACTGTTTCCTGTTGGTGTCTTTGGCTCTGACACCATTTCATTAGCTATTTTTTCCATATTTGCTTTCTCTTCTTCAGTAGGTTTATTCTCTTTCTTTCGCATATCAACTTTTTCTACTTTGACTTTGTCGTCTTTAAATTTCTGAGTCTTAGCCATTTCCTGCATAGAAGGTCTTTTCTTACCACTACCTTGATAGTTCCAATTAGCTAAAGCTCTACCGATAGCAGAAGTTTCGCAGTTTTCAACCCATGAAGTGTTATTTACATAAGCATTACCTTGTCCTTTAGTTTCTTCTGCTATGCCAGTTGATACAGGATTAACATCATTAATATCTTTATAAACTAAAGCTCTGATAACAATCACTTTTGCATCTTCTGAAGTGTATGTTGGCTCTGTTAATATTCTTCCGTTTGGATTATCTTTCCAAAACTTAATTAACCTATCCTCTACATTTTCGTACTCGTCTTGCCATGCCATTACTTATCCTCCTTTGACAATATCCTATAAACTCTTTGTCTTGTTATATTAAAAACTTTTGCAACTGCTGACACAGACCAACCAATGTCTATTAGAAATTCCATAAGTTTTTTCCTTTCACTTGTAACTTGGATTCTTTCTTTTGTATTATCTACAATTTCTTTGTTTATAAAATCACAAGTTAAATTGATTATTGAATCAGATGAGTTTTCATTTAATTCTTTACCATATATTTTTACTTCTTTAACCACATTCCTCCTTTAAAAAAATCAGTTATTCTAAAACTTATATCTTTATAAGTTCATTATCCTCTCTTAACACTTGCGTTGAGAAGTGTTTTTGAGGATAGTCTTTCAACCTTGACACAATTTTCAAGGTTTCTGCGTATGACTCACAGAAAAATTGTTTCTGCGTTCCATCTATGCTCGTTGTTATTATTGTGAACATCTATTTACTATGTTAATAGCTATTTTCTATTTTGTAAACAGTTTCAACTCTTCTTTTGGTGTTGCAAGTAACCTATATTTGCTGTCTTTTCCTCCACCAAGAGTTTCTATTATCCAATTATCTTGTCTTAAATTAAACAGAATACCACCATGCCTTGTCATTCTTAGCTTAAATGTAAGTTCATAGTTTGCTAATGGTCTATCATCTCTAAAAGTTACTAATGCCCACTCGTATAAATCTCTTTGAGTTTTAATTGTATCTTTAGGAACTTCAATACCTCTAAAATAATCAACACATTCTCTACTAATAGCCATTATGCTTCCACCATTACCTCTCTATCCGTAACTTTGTGCATATAAGCATTGTCTCTTTCTTCTTCCATATCATCAATAGCTTGTTCTTTGTTGTCTGCTTCAACAACCCATTTTTTAGTTACAATTTCATAAATAATAAATTCTTTAGCCATTATTTACCTACTTTCTTTAACGATTTTCTTGAACAGGCAAAGCAAACACCTAATCGTGCTTGACCCATTGCTATTTTGTCTTCTCTTACCCAATGATTACCCAATGGTGCAAATTCCTCACACCACCAATGTTTACCACAATCACAATCATTAGGAGAGTCATTTTCAGAACTACAATCTTGTAATTCCATTTTTATTCCAATAGCCATTACTCTTCCTTTTTAATTAGTGTTATTGTGTCGTATCTTTCATCAATAGATAAGTTCTCATTTATATAATCACTTTGATAATCATACAAATTTCCATAGCCGTCTTGTAATGTAATTTTATGAACATAATATTCTTTAGCCATTATTTATTCCTCCTCTTTAATATTCTGCTTACTCTTTTATATAAGTCATCATATTTATTAAATAGTTCATCAGTAATCATTCCATCTTCATCACATTTGAACACGCCTTCCAACTCTTCTATAATTATGTCATCTATATGTGCCATTACTCTTCCTCTCCAAACATTTCAATAAAACATCTTGGGTGTGTTCCTGTCATTATTTGTTCTCTATAATCTTTATGAATATAAGGGAACAAGTCTTGAACTAATGGTCTAAGATGTCTTGAAGTATATTTCCATATTTTATAATCTTGTTTTCTAACTCTAACGTATCCATGTGTTCCACAATGAATACATCTAGGGGTAAATAACATTGTCCATTCATCAGCTTTTGGTTTTCCTAAACTCATTACTTACTTCCTAGTTGTGCTATTTGAATATCAATAAGTCTTTTTTGTATGACTAATGTATTACAAGCACCACAACACCTGCCTTTAGCTAATGGCTCTGCGTTGTGATTATCTATTCCAACAAGTATCTTTCCACATATAGAACATTTACTCATTCTTCCTCTTTTCTTTTTTTAATCCTATCCATACAGCTACATCAGTAGTTTGATGTAACAACCAACCTATAACAAAAGTAGTCAATGCTATGCTTAGTGTTTGTAATTCAGGGCTCATTAGATACCTTTCAGTTCTTTAAAGGCGTTGTTGTACCATAACCAACTAAAGATTTGCTTACCTATTCGTTTAGCACCTTTATCATTTGGCTCAATATCGTTGTAGTAGCAAGTTTCGTCCATTACATTTCTTGTATCAACTACTTCTACATAATCTAAATCACTTGCTAAACGATATAATCTATCGTTCCACATTGATATTACAGTTTCAACTATATCTTCAATTCCTTGAAATTGGCTGTTGTCGTATGCTGGGTTTCCGTCATAAACAGTTAACAGCATAAACTTTCTGCCTTTTTTCTTTAGTTTTCCAATAACTGTTTTGTAAGCACTCAAATATTTGTCTAATTCTCTATTTAATAGTGCTAACATTTCGTTAGTGTCAACTTGTTTTGATAATAAAGGTAAAGCACCTAATAAATCGTTTCCACCTGCTGAGATAACAACATACTCTGAGTTGTCGTTTACATCTTTGCAACTATCAAGCACGTTATATATTGTGTATCCATCAACAGTTTGGTCGTTTACTAGCTCTTCCTTATCCTTTTTACTAATTCCTTGTATTTGGATATTATCTAACATAAAGTCAATAGTTGTCTTATTTGACTTTGTGTAAGCATCACAGTCTAAAATACTATCTCCTAAAAAAGTTATTTTTGCTTTTTCGTTTATAGTTCTAATAGAATTGAAGTGTCCAAAACTATTCATTAGTTTTATATCCTCATTATCAAATTTATTATAGTTAATTTCGTTACTTGGTCGTAAATTTTGAACTATTCCGTTTTCGTCTAGTTCGTATTCACTTCCACTCCACTCATCAACAAATAATTCATTATTATCTGACAATTTTTCCTCTTTTCTTTTACTTAACCTGCTATCAATAGATAGCTTGTAACACACAGACACAGTTTTCTCTGCTTGTTTCAAGGAAGTTTCAACCTGCACTAATCTAGTTGTTTAATCTATAGTTAGTGTACTGTTAGTTTCCTATGTGCTACAAGCTACCTACTTTCAGTGGTTAAGCAACAGGGCTAGTTCTTAACTCTTACTAATAGATAGCTTTTTATTATAAATAGTATAAATTCATTCCAGC